GCAAAGGATCTCAGGTGGGGCAAGTATGAAACAACCGACGATTTAGTGGCAGGGTCCACAAAATTGGTGTCACGGGGAATGATACCAAATTTAGTAAACAAGCGAGTGTAAGCCTCATCGGAAGATGGGATGGTAAGCTGGGCAATGGTAATGGAAACAGATTTCAAAACGACAGAAGAAAACAAACGAGAGGCAGCAACTACCTGAGGGTGATTGCGGAACGAAGTGACAAAGCCTACGGTTGACAGGTCAAGCTCAGCAGCGGGAGACGAGCAAGGTATCAGAATGGTCGCTGGGGGGGCGGAGGAAGTGACTGGGACGGACATGGCTGAGGTCGACTAATTCCGCTTGTAGTGTGTGACTGTGGTGAGAATTTTAAAGGTCGTCATAAGCGCAGCAAGGCAGGTTTGAGCTTGACACGTGCATGCGAGTCAGAAAGGACAACAGTGTTCACGGGCTGCTCATAGATGCCACCATTAGACACCATCACAGGTAAGCCTTCACGCTGTAACTCCTGGACCAAATAATCCAGTCGCATACCGCGAAACTGCCTGTAATATGCGTGGCTGCGACCAGGTCGCAAAGCCCGGACGCAATTAACAGCGCAATCACTCTTAGTGTCAACGATGATGAAATGATCCTTGAGACGTATAACAGAATACTTCTCAAAGGTGGACCGGTCACGGAGGGCAATCATTGTGTCGATCATTACGCTTACCTGCGATGAAGAATAATAAGCATAATGGATTTGGCAAGCTTTGAGCAAAAACTCAACCTCGCCGTCCGAATAATCAGTGGCTCGAGAGATGTAACTAGCGAAAAGCTCAGCATTGCTCACGTTTGAATCGGACAATCTGGTGAAGTGCTTCAAGAAAGCACGCACGGGGTCAACAAGATAGCGATGGCCATTGTGAAACCTGCCTGCGTGATACCCGACGACGCCCAGATCAACAGTGAGCTTGACCTGGGCTATCGAGGGTAGGGTGGCCAACGGATGGGGTGCGAGGTTGGCAATGACGCCGTGCACGTCATCACCCTTCTCTACTATCATCATGGTATCAGCATTAGTATAGTTGCAAGCTATCGTGCACATTTCCATGATATCGTTTCGAATCAACGTGAAAGGGTCGCCGGACCCGAGATTGAAGGATACGGTAGAGCGGGTGGCATCAGAGCCGCGAGACCGAAAGTGATACCGCCTACAGAAAGCCATGTAAAGCTGAAGAGGTTCTTCGGCTAACCCGCAATCGCGTGCAATCAAAACAAAAGCGTACAGAAACGCAGCAGTGTGTGAACTATCCTGCTTTGAAACGTCCGCTTGAATGTTGTTCGGACCGTTGAGGTCTGACGCAATGCCAAGTTTACGGAGGCGCGCGGAGAGCACATCATCCGACATTCCGTAATCAACTATAGCTCCAGGTCGCAGGATCTTCGTCAAGTTAAGATACAGCTTCGGCTGCTGATTGGCAAAGTAAGCGTTAAACGACTTGCTATTGGCCAGAATCGACTGTCCGTAGGGCAAAGTAGCTGAAAAACCAGGAATCGCCTTTGCCTTGGTTTGAGTCTTGAACTCGGCATCAACAGTCAACGATCGTGGGGACTCGCCAAGAGGGTCACCATTCGCTATTTGGTTAAGAGCGTTGATCTCAGTTTCGGCTAGCCAAGATGCCTGCTTTTCGATGTCCAAAAGGGTATAACCCTCGGCGTAGAAACATTCCTTGAAACGCTGATAGATCTTCACTCCCTCTACGATATCTGCAGACCCGAACCGTGAAGACTTAGTGGTAGCAATTTGCCGATCGACCAAATTCTTGAAGGAATCAAAACCAGAAGAATTCACGTGGATAGCCG